TAGCCAGTTGCTTGCCCATCAGATTCTTTGTGGACGAAATCTGCTTCACTGGTCCGAACAGTCCTTCCAGTACCAGTCTGTTGACCTTGGATCCGTCCAGTGTGCCAGTAGTTCCTATACGGTAGTCGCAGTTGACCAGTCCGGTCATGATCTTCTTGAGTGATTCTGCCTTGAATTGATGAGCCTCGTCACCGATCACGAAGTCGAATGCCTTGAAATACGGCTTAGGCATATCATAGATCGACTGCCACGTAGAGATAGTCAAGTGAACGTCCTTGAACTTATCCTTGCCGTAGTAGACCCGATTACAGTTTTCCTCTACGTTCCAGCCGTAGGATTTGAAGTCACCATACATCTGTTCTACTAGGGAGGTCGTCGGCACGATCAAGAGTCCGCGCTTCTTGCCGTTGTCTATGAGCCAGCGAGATATCATGTAGATGATTAGGGACTTGCCCGATGCGGTGGGCGAGACAATCACCGAACGCTTATTATTCAGCGCATGAAGAAATCCTACGTACTGATAGTCGTGTGGTTTGAGCGGCAGGTTGTATTCTTGGATATGTTCCTGCTTGGGAAGTAGACAAACATCACCCTTGAGGATCGTCCACGAATAGGTGTAGTCGTTGATCTTCGCAAATTCCTTGACATATTCTATCAAGCCTGCGTAGATCCGTTTTGTCTTTGTCGAGAATAGGCGAATCTTCCCATCCCAATACTTGTTCTTGTATTGTGGTGAGAAGTGTGCGCCGGGAACAGCAAAGGTGAAGAACTCCGAGAGTTCTTGTGCTGTCGAATCTTCACATACTACACGCGCCCATACGTTGTCGATTTGCTCAATCTTGATATCAGTCATTATTGTCCGCGTTCAAACCTCTCCCACGCCATGAATTCCTTCATCTGCCATGTGCGGTTGTTGAGTTCTTTCATTACGAAAGTGCAGAAAGACACAGCCTCGTCGTGGAGTGTAATCTGTGCGCCTACCTTTTGAATCTCAAGATCACCATCCATGAAGATCGACATGTCTGACTTGAGAAGGAACGCGAATGGCTCCCAACCCAATTCGGAGAGTTCCTGTTGGGTCATCTTACCACTGTAATACATCCACTTCTGTTTACGCAGCTTGTAGAGGTCAGCCTCCCGCCGCGCCTTGGCAAGCTTATGGAGCGAGAGATACTTATTATACTTAGCGTGAAGTAACGGGATGCGGATCATTTCCTTGCCGGGATCCGTCGTATCCACCTTCGCATCGTTTTCCCATTCACCGATTACTTTTTCGAGAGCAGGAGCTTCATAGTTTGCCATTTCAAATCCTCATCAAAAACATATCATAATGATATCACACTCTGATAGGAAAATCAAATTCTTTCGATGTTATAATAGGAATATCTGAATGCCGCATCTGCGGTGATGATGTTTTCGGCAGAGTCCAGTGACGAGAAGATGATTCCACCTAGCGTAGTCGGGAACAGATCCTTGAAGTTGAGCCGAATCTGAGGATTGTTCTTGTTGGTGAATATGGTCACGGATGCGTCTGTGAACTGTGGTGGGAGCTTGGATCCTAACCGGATTGCCGACGCCGCAGCCAACTTAGACAAATTAGCGTATTCGCCAAAGTCATGAGGGAAGGTCATTGCGCGAAGCCAGTCATGAAGCTGTTCCCAATCGCTCAGATCCTCGTTGACAAGAAATGTGATGTTCAGGGTGTCATAGATTAGTTTTTCGCCGGGAGAATACAGGTCTACGAATGGTGTAGGACGAATCACTTCGGTCAGGGACAAACCGGGAAGGTTGACTGTCTGGCAGAAGTAGGTGACACCCGGCAATCGCGTCATGTTCAATTTGAACTTGGTAGACTGTAGGATATCGTGATTGGTAGGATTGCGTGTGGTTGCGCCCATAGTGTTCTCCGAGAGGCTATGCTCTATTTAGACACAACAAAAAGGGGCGGAGATTTCTCCCCGCCCCTGAGTCACTCGGTCTTTCGACCTATTTGTTTTTGTTAGCTATTAGCCGATCAGGTTGATGACCGAGAACTTACGGTAGTAAGTATTCGTGTGGTCAGTCAACGTGCCGGAAACAACTGTTTCTGCGCCCTGCTGCGAGCTACCGAATGGGTTCTGTACCAGACCATAACGTGTCTTGAAGCCGATCTTAGGCTGGAAGGTGTCAGGGTCGATAGCACGGACCATCTGTAGAGGAACGTATGGGCAATAGAACACACCTGCGTCGTAAGGTGTTGGTCCCTTGTATCCGACGATTACGAAGTCCGATCCGGTGATCGAATATGGGTCTACGTAAACCTTTAGGCGTCCGAATAGCGTACCTGCGAAGGTATTGCCAGTGTCGTCAACTGCGAGGTTGGTGTTGTTGGTGATGGCACCCTGATAGTCCAGAAGACCGGTCATCGACAGAGCCGATGCTACGTCTGTGGATACGATCAGAATGTTACCCTTGCCACGGCGCGTGTCCTTGGCGATCTTGTTGCAAGCCTTTTCGACTGCGAACAAGAGTCCCTTGAACTTTTCAACTGCCCAACGACCGGACGTATCCGAAGTCGAAGACAGGTTGAACGTGTTCGTGGTGGTGCCAGTGTAGCCGATGTTAGCAACAGCATACAGAGTACGGACAACTTCACGATTGATTTCTGCGAGGATTTCAGTCGAGAGGATGTTCGAAAGCTCGGCTTCTGCGTCAAGACCGTGAATTGCCTTCAAGTCCTGTGCGAGTTCAAGCGTGTACTGAGCCTTGAGCGCACGGCTCTTGGCAACAACAGATACGCGCTCAATGGTGAAGCCCATTTCTGCCATTGTCGATCCGAGAGCTTCGGCAGTTGCCGTAGTCATACCCGTACCGGTGTTAGCAAGAACAGTGTTTGCCCAACCAGCCGCACCTGCGACCAAGTTACCAAGACCACCCGATGCGCCGACGCCCAACATTGCTGTTGAGTGTGCGCCAGTACCGGACCATGCGGTGTTAGCTTCGTTGAAGAATGCTTCAGGAGTCGATGCCGTATTAAGGACAGCGTTACCAGTGTTAGCATACTTGGTTTGCATTGCGAAGATAAGACCGGTAGGACCAGTCATAGGCTGGACGCCGCACACATCATACGCCATCAGGTTAGGGAGCGCACGGCGCACCAAACCGATGAGGATAGGGTCGAAACCCTTGATGTTGCCTGCGCCATTGACGCCGCCCATACCTGCGCCGACGCTGTTAGGAACAGCTTCGAACATGTTGCCATAGGCATTTGCTTCTTCCATCATCGCCTTTTCTTGGTTCTCAAGAATGACTGCGGTGACTGCCTTACGATACGGATCCTTGATAGGTGCCATATCGGAGTGGTCTAGGACAGGTGCCCACTTCGTTACGAAAGTTTCTGATAGATACATTTGATTTTCTCCGTTAGAGGTTGAGTTGAAGTCGCGCTTACTTGGCTGCGATCTTCGTAATTGCGTTCACATAACGATCCATATTGCCACTTACCGGTGCTTCTGACGTTTCGACAATCGAAACCGGAGCCTCATTCACTTTCTTGCCGGATGGGAAGTAGCTCTCGCGAATCACTGCGAGCTTTTGCGAATACTCACCCTCTGTGGTGAACTCTACGCCCTCTGCGAGCGTCTTGATTTTTGCGACCTGAATCTCAGTAAGTCCTTCACAAGTCTTGCGTAGCACTTCCTGTGATGTGGACTCGTTGAGTCTCTTGGTCAATTCTACGTTAGCGGCGATCTGTTCCTCAAGCTTCCCGTCTGCCTCGGCAACTTTATTTGCGAGTTCGTCAACGAGAGATACCTTGTCTTCTGGAATTTCGATGTAGTGTTCCATGAACAGGTTCTTGAGTCCAGCCATGAAGTCTTCCGCAATTTCGGTGCGTAGACCTGCCTCGACTGCCAACTGATTATCTTCCAACCACTGCTCGACTACGTAGTTCATATACTCGTCAACCTGCTCGGTCAACTGAGTTTCGATTTCACTAATCGTAGTTTCGAGAATGGTTTCATTCTCTGCGGCAATTTTCTCCGCGACAGTTTCGACGCGAGCGCGAACCGCTGCTTCGAAAATCGTGGTTGCCTTTGTCTTGAATTCTTCGGACAGCGACTCGCCACTGAATAGCGCGTCAATGTCTTCCTTACATGATCCCAT